GAAAATGAAGAAGAACCAGAAGAAGACAATGACTCAGACGATTCAGACTCAGAACCCTCAGGTAGAAAAGACAGAGGAGACGAAGACGACGATGACGATGAAGAGCTCCAGTCAAAAAAGTATGCTAGAGAAGACCAAGAAGACGATGATGAATCTGATGAAGAAGATTCAGAAGAGTCTGGGTCTGTAGCAGAATCCATTGCAAAGGCACTGGGTTATGATATTGAAAATAACTATGCTGATACTGAGGAAGGTCTGGTAGAATTTACCAAAGACATTGCTCAGAATATTGCTGAGGATCAGCTTAACGAATTGTTTCAGCAGTTCCCACTTGTACAAAAGCATCTTGACTTTGTACTAGCTGGTGGGGATTCTGAGAAATTCTTCCAAGCTTATAATCCAAATATGGATTACTCTCAATATGAGATTGATCAGAATGACAGCAGAACTCAAAAAGCATTTGTGGCTGAGTATTTTAAAACTAAAGGTCACGATGAAGAGTTCATTAAAGATATGCTTGAGGACTATGAAGACTCTGGTAAACTCTATGATAAAGCAGTAGTAGCTCAAAAACAATTAGCTACTATTCAAAGTAGAGAAAGAGAACAGATAGTAGAGCAACAAAAACGTGAAAAAGAGGAGCAGGAAAGACAGCAAGAAGAATTTTGGGAGAATGTAGCAGCTACAATTGACCAAGGGAAAGAGTTTGCTGGGATCCGAATCCCTGAGAAAGAGAAAGCTAAGTTCTTTGATTATATTTCCGCACCTGTAGATAAATCAGGCAGAACACGTAGAGACATGGATTATGCTAATTCAGAGCTCGATGTTAAACTGGCTATTGACTATCTGATGTACAAGGGGATGAATCTTCAAGATATCATTACTACTAAGGCTAAAACTGAAAGTGTAAAGAGCTTGAGAGATAAAATCCAACGTAACGAAGAAAGAGTTAAGAACTACGGAAAAGTAGAAAAGAACAGAACTAAGAAATTTGATCCAGACCAACTGGATATGAAAAAGCTGTTTGAATAATATCAAACACCATTTAACTTTTTAAAATTATAGAATCATGTCATTAATGCAAGTACTTAAGACGTACTATAACGACTCGCAGATGACCGACAGTAATTCGTTGGCCAATGCACTTATGGAACGTCCAGCGGAGCTATCTCCGATCATTACTCACTTGGCAGGCCGTGAAGAAAAGAAATTCCCACTCTCCTTCTTGACTGAAGGTGTAGGTAATACTCGTTCTATCGACCGTTTCGAGTATGAGTATCGTGTTAAAACTCACGAAATCAATGTTCGTCCTGTTACATCTGTTGCACCTGGTGCTGTTGTAGGTGTTGGTGGGGCTCCATTCACATTGACTTTCCCTGACAAATGGTTTATTTTCCCTTACACCTTGGTATCTCAGTCTGGTGTTCTTGCTCGTATTATGAGTGAGCCAGTTGCTGAAGGTTCAGGTTGGAGATACACCTTGAAGATTGTTTCTCCTGACACAGCTTCAGTATCTATTGCTGATTGCTCTCCAGGTGCCCTTTGGGGTATGTTGTATGCTAACGTGGGTATTGACTTCTCACGTGGTAATGCATCTAACTGGACTGCTCCAGGTCTTGTTCGTTCTAAGATTGGTACTGTACGTAAGTCTTACCACTTCTCTGGAAATGCTAAGGACTATGTAGCTCAGTTTGAATTGCCTTTGAAAGAAGGTTCTAAGACTAAGTTGTGGATGGATTACGAAGAGTACCGTCACATGCTTAAGTTCAAAGAAGAGTGTGAAATGTACTACTGGTATGGCCAGAAAACTCATGATGCAACTGGTACTTCTACCATGCTTGATGAGAACGGTCAACCTGTAATCTCTGGTCCTGGTTTGCTTGAGCAGATCATTAACAAAGACACTTACTCACAGTTGACTCAAGCTAAGCTTGAAGAAACTATCGGGGATTTGTTCTATGGTATGACTGATGCTACTGACAAGCAAGTTACTCTCTATACTGGTATTGGTGGTGCTCGTGAATTCGACCGTGCCCTCAAGACTTACTATGGTGGTAACCAGTTCTTGCAGACTACTCAACCTACGTTCATCACTGGTAGCGGTCGTAACCTCGGTATCACCGGTTACTTCACTAGCTACGATCACATTGATGGTCATAGAATTAATGTAGTTAAATCTCCTTTGTTTGATCACGGTCCTGTGGCTCAAGCTTCTAGAAAGCACCCAGCATCTGGTCTTCCATTGGAATCATACCGTATGGTGTTTGTTGACCAATCTACTTACGATGGTGAAAATAACCTCCAAATGGTAAATAAGAAAGGTCGTGAATTGCTTCGCTGGTGTGTAGCAGGTTCAGTTGTTCCAAAAGGATTTACTGAAACTGACACTCGTGCAAGTGACATTGACGGTGCATCTGTTCACATGCTGAAGACCGCTGGTATCTTGCTTCGTCGTTTTGATACTAGTTTGGACATGCAGTGTGTTGCATCGTAATTTGTGTTTGGTTTGCAATAAAAAGGGGGTGTAATAACCCCCTTTTAAAAACTATATAAAACCTTGGGTTATTCTTCTTCCCAAGCTTAACTAATAAAAAGAACAAAATTTATGGAAAGAAAAGTTATTATCAGACGCAAAGAGGTTCTGAATCACCTTCCAAAGGAAATCAGAGCTGGAGCAAAAGTTAAACTCGGGTCTATGTATGTAGACCGTCTCCCACTTAAAGGAGTAGATGGAGATGAAGAGGCAAAACTGTTAAAGAATTTTATTGACGTACCAGCTGGTCATCAAGAGTGGCCTGCAAAAACAAAAGATTTTTGGGCTAGCCTTAGCTTAAAAGTACCTTTTGAAGGAGCAGAACTTGAGATCGGGACTTATGAAGATGGAAATCCAATTAATGTAATGGATTACATTTATTATAAGTGGTGCTTAAAGCACAGGCATGTTGCAATGTCTGAAGAAGAAATGAAAGTAGATCCGATGAAAAGATTTTACATCTACGATCCACAGAAAGATCTTCTTAAGAAAAATGCTAAAGTACAAGTTAGAAAAGATGCTGACAAAGAGTTTATTAAACTTACTGGCAACATCGATAAGATGAAAATGCTTCTGAGAGTTCTTGTGGACGGAGATCCAGAAAGACTGTCAGACATGGAAATTGAAAATACCTTGTACGATTATAAAGGGAATAACCCAGAGAAATTCTTGAAATACTGCACGGACGACAACTTAGAAGTTCAGGCAGAAATTGAAGAAATGGTTGCAAAAGATGTTCTTCGTCGTATTGGGAATCAAGTGATTTTCCAAGATGAAACAATCGGAGAAGATATGAAAGATGCAATTGTTTACTTTAAAAACAAGAAAAACTCTGGTCAAGTAAATACAATGAGAGCTAGGCTCAAAGAAGTATCTTAATAAATGACCGTAAACGAAATGCATATAGCTGTCAACCTGGGGGTGCAAAAACTTGCATCCTTCCAGGCTGACACTTTATTACCACAAGAGATAGATTTTGAGTTAAACCTGGCTATGAACAGGTTTATTAAACAGCGATATAATGCTGCATCTAACAGGTATGGTAAAGGCTTTGAGCAATCTCAAAAAAGAATAGACGATCTTAGGACTCTATTACAGGAGAATACCCAACCTACATTTCAAGAACTTAATATTAACGGTGCATTTGATGCATTAGGAAGCTACATGTATACAACCAGTAGCACTAATATCTATGTAGATACGTATACGATGCCTTTAGATTACTTGTTTCTAGTATCTGTAAAGGCATTTGTACAATATACATGTAATAGTCTGATAAGTCCGTATTTGACTACTCAGCAAATTACTCCTCAATATGCTAAAGTATCTTTATCTCCTCCAGCTCCAGGGTATGAGCTAGTTGGGATAAATATAAATTTTGGATTTGGATTTATACCCCTAGTAAACTACCCTCTTGGATACACTATCACCAAAGATATTTATACTAGTGATGCTTACTATTTTTATGGGATAAAACCTGCTGAGAATCCCCCATTGCTAGATGAGTATCTAACAGCTGCTTGGGGAGCTACAACAGACTCCAATAGTTTTTATGTAGTAAATCCAGACTCAACAGTTCAGTCTATGGTTGCTTTTGGTGCAGTGCAGACTGTGTGGGCTATAAATGGGAACATGGCGGCACCGGTATATCTATATTCTGAGCCTACAAGCAATACTTCTATTCTTAGAAGATCTGCTATAAATGCCCCAGAAAATAGAATAAGTCCTTGCATATATGTTCAGCATGATGATGTTTTATCTATACTAAAAGATCCTTTTAACACAACTGGGTATGACTTGTTGCTATATACAGTTCAAGAGAATCAAATAGATATTTATACAGACAATACTTTTGTTGTACCGCAAGTTACAATACGATATATAAGAAAACCAAAAGTCATAACAATAGGGACGGCAGTTCCGGGTAGTGCTGTTGGATGTGAATTGCCAGAGCACACTCATGCTGAAATTGTTGAAATGACTATTAAAAGCATACTGGAGGGAATTGAATCCCAAAGGTATCAATCACAATCTATGGAAAACCTAGAAAGTGAATAATTAAAATCAATGTTTAACGCCTAAAATTAAAAAAATGGCTCCTTCTAATTTAAATCAAGTATTTGTAATGAACAGTGCTACTGTTGCTACAGGTACTGTTTTCAACACTTATAATGGCACAAATGCCTACTCTAGCCTTGCAGTATCTGCAATGCAGGGTGGTATTTGGACTCGCCCAATTGCAACTGGTACTCAGACATACACTGCAACTGCAATGTTCACTGGGTCTACAGCCTCTTTGGCTGCTTTGGGTCAGACTACTGACTACTTCCAAATCGTTCAAGGTACTAGCAAAAACCTTCCAATTGCTACTCCTTTGATCTCTCCTAAGGATGTACGTCGCATCAGACTGAGCACAGGTGCAGCAACTGTACTTCATGCTGAAGCTTTCACTTTTGCAACTTCAATTCCTGCAGCTGTATCTACCGTTAGTGGTAGTGTGATGGTTAAAGCTGACATTCGTGTAGCTCCAACTTTCTACGAAATGTTTGCTAATCCAGCAAATGCTAACTTGGATTTGTCAGGTGGTGGATATACCTTCCCATTGCTCGGTAATTTCTCTGCTGGTAGAACCATGATTCCAATCGTAGAGCTTGCTCCTGGAACAAGTGCTACTAACTGTGCTACTGCAGTTGGTAATGCCATCACTGGTAACACCATCTTAAATGCACTCTTTAGTGTTGCGGTAGTCGGTGCTGGTGTTACTATTACAGCTCGTCACCCAGGTGTAATCTTTGACATTGCTATCTTTGATACAGTAGCAAAAGTTTCAAGTTCAAACTTTACTGCTTCTATTGGTGGTGCTGCTTTCAACATTACTACTACTGGTTTCAATGCTGGTGTTGGTAACTACTGGCAGGTTATCTCTGACGAGAAAGCTCAACGTGCTCGTTATGGCCACTTCAACCGTATGTACTTCCCATTTGAGCAGACAACTTATGCTCAAGTTGGTACTCAGTACTCATGCATTGAACTTAGCTATGAGCACAGCTGGCCTAGTTCTACTGGTATTGCTCGTGCTGGAGAATTGAACAATGTTAAACTTTACGTTCCTGCTGCGGCTCTTACCGGTGCTGGTAGCTTTGCTACCGTACTTAACGGTGCAGTTGTACCTTCAGGTATCGTAGAAGCTAACTACTAATCAAAAATTAATCATTAAAAAGTAGGGGAGCAATCCCCTGCTTTTTATTATCTTTACAAAAACTATCTAATGGCTACAGTAATTAACTCCGTAACTATATCTCCTGATTCTAAAAAACTTACAGTCGTAGCTTCAGAAGTACCCGCTACTGTTAATTTTACTTACTATAACTACATCACCGAAGTAACTACTACAAGTGGGGTGCTTTCAGCCGTAGCGGGTGATGTAACATGGATACTTTCTAATGAAACCGCTGGGGAATTGTTTAACGGGGTAATAAGTATAACTGATACAGTGGACCCTCTTAACCCCACTGTATATACTATAGGGGCTGCAGAAATATACTGCTGTGTAGCTGCTTTAGTACATGCAGCAATTGAATGCCACTGCCAGTGTGATAGATGTAACGAAGACTTAAAAAAGGCTGAAAAAATAGATTTGCTAATAAAATCAGCACAACATTCTACGTATTCTGCACTGAACATAACAGACGCTATTAACAAATACAATAAAGCAAAAGACTTCTGCATTGAAACATGTGCATGTGGTTGCTAATTAAGATATGGCAATTTGTAAAGATTGTATAGAAGCTGTTAGAGCTGGGGGAGTAGCCTCACCTTGTGAGGGTTACTATGCAGACGTGCTTGTATCTTCTATTAGTATAGAGGATATATCTGTAGTAGCCCCATTTACTGTAAAAGAAAACCTATTTTCTCTAATAGGGTATGACTATACTTTTTCTGTAAATGGTGTAGATTACACAATGTCCTATGCAAATGGACAGTGGATTGTTCTTAATGAAAGAGGAGATAAGGTATTTTTCTCAACAGCTACTGGAGATAACAACAATCTTTGTCCACCTAGAAGTGGATGGACTAATATTAATGGGGAGTTTATTTCTTTTGAGGTAGGTACATCTGTAGACCCAACCCCGTCTAACTCCTGCCTTAATTCTAATGGGACATTTGATACAAACTCAACTGGGTGGTCTCTTAGCAATACAGGATGGAGTGCCGAATATGGAGGAGCTATTAAGTATGACTCCTCTTTATTAGGATCTCTGTCTCAACTAAGTATATTAACCATAGGGGAAACATACTCTATAAGTGTAGACTACATTTCCCCTGTGCTGAGAGGAGTATGTTCTCCTGATCAATACGATGCTGCATTTATAAAAATTTATGCAGGTACTAATGTGTTTCAAGATGTATTGCAAAATACATTTAATAATCCTAACTATACTAAAACGGTTACCATTGAGTTAACCTGTGAAGGAAACACAAACTTTAAAGTAGAAGTACAGGATCCAAACAATTGTTATGGTACTGTAACTGGACAAAAGGCAATTTTCATAGATAACATCTGTATAGTTCAACTAACAAACAATACAGATCCTGTAGGAGAAGACTCTCCTCTGCCGTCGGTTGAATATAGAGACATGGCAGAAGTGCCAGCTCAACTTTTTGGAAGAGATTACAATACAGTAATTCAATATTTTCAAGATTGCTTAGCTACAAAAGGAACAGCTTTTTACAATAAAATAGTAGGAGCAGTAACATGTGATGATAGAGAACTACAAAAGCTTAAGCTGATAGTAGACCTTTTAGGGAGGAAAGATGAATACAGATCTTTAGATTGTATTTACGACAGACTTCAGATCCCAACTTCAGTATATCCCCCGCTTCCTTCAGGAAACCTCCCAGTAATAACTCAGAACCAAACTGAAGTTGTAATTAGTGGAGACTTATCACAGTTTGAAGGTTTCTCCTTACATATAGAGGCTGCTACGGATTATGGGGTAGTTAGTGGAATAATAGTAGACGATACAGACCTATCTGCTATATATGTTCCAGTAAGTGCTATTCCTTTTCCATTTTTACCAGGCTATACATATCCTATAGGGTTTAGTTTCAGCTTGTTAAATAACCTTGGAGATTACTACTCTACAGCTGGAACTAATACTATTGCCACTGTACTCTACTCTCAACCTGGACCTCCGGTAAATACTACACTTATACCTGTAGGAACCATAGGAACTCATACTTTGTTTACAGTTGCAAATGGTACAATATGGACTTTGTATGAGCCCATAACAGCTACAACAACCCCAGTAGATTTTACCACTACTATTGTAGATGCTGTATATGATGTGATCTCAGATACAACAACCATACTAATGCAGGATCCAATGCCTGGTATTATAGGGGGAGCAACATATACTGTAGAGCATTTAAAAGAGGAGACTAACGATTACTTAGAGACTTTCTTAAATTTTGCAAACAGAATGTGTGCAGACTGTATAGTTACCCCAGACTCTCCTCCATCTGCAGTAGCTCCACTTGCACCAGGCTTAAAAATTAAAGAAGCTACTCTAACAACAGAAACGGGAATAGTTATAACTACCCAGTTTAACCAAAAAATTACTATTAAATAAAATGGCAACTATTACTAGTCTATCGACTTTAGCAAAAACAAGTGTAGGGGTAAATGACTACCTTTTAACTGCAAATGCAGTTACACCTGCTAATAATAAATTTTTACTTCAAGACTTATTTCCAATAGTAAATACACTAGGAACTAGTAGTGAATCTTTATTTATCAGTATCGTCAGTAAGAACATCTTAAACTTTAAAGGCATTAAGTCTTTAAACAACATACTTACAGTTGCTACTGCTAGTGATAATATTACTCTGCAGGTAAATGAATCTAATATAGATTTGGCCAATTGTGATAACACCAGCTCTTTGTTCTTGACAACTGTTAACCTTACGTCAGACGTATCGGGGCAACTCCCTATAGCAAATGGAGGTACTGGCACAGCAAGCTTGGGAACAAATAATTTCTTATATGCAAATAGTGTAGGGTCTATAGCAGGTTTGTCTTTTGGGACAAATGGTCAAATACCTATTGGTAGCACAGGTACAGCTCCAGTAATGGCCAACTTAACTGCGGGAGCTAACATATCTATTACAAACGGTCCTGGCTCAATAACAATTGCTGCTAACATATCTACATTTGCAAATACAGTTAATGCTGCTGGATACAATCTTTATGGATTCGGGTGGCTAAGTGGGGACACTAATAATAGAGGTATTAAAGTTAATACCACTGGACAAGTATTCATCGGAAGCGGTACCCCAACTCCATTTTATAGTGGAGACCTAAACATATCTAGCAGTATTTATTTAAATGGTAATGTTGCTCAAACCATTGGCTCAGTGCTTACTGCGGTTACTGCCCCAGCAACTTTGACCGTTAGATCTGCAAATGCAAACTCTTCAAATACAGGAGGAAACCTTCACCTAAAAGCAGGTGACTCTCAAGGTATTAATTCAGGAGGTGAAATGGAATATTACCCAGGAGGTCACGATGGTACTGGCACTTCTGGAGATCATACATTCTGGGGATACGACTCAGGGGGAGCTGCCCAAAAAATAATGACTCTTAAAGGGGCAAGCAGATATGTAGGTATAAACAATGATGCCCCTGTTAATCCTTTAGATGCTAAACAAGATGGAACTACTGCAAATATTCCTGTAGCAAGACTTGAACAGCTTGACACAGACGAATCTTTCATTAACTTTGTCGGAACCAGTGGAGCGGCAAGTGCTAATTCGCTGTCTAGCTCGACAGCATCGGCTGCTGCTAAGACTGGTGCAATAAGAGTTAAAATAAACGGAGTAGATGCATGGATCAGAGTGTATGCTACTGCAGAATAATGTAAATTTTTAAAACCAAATACAATGTTAAATCAGACAGAAAAGTACGGAGTACATGTAACAGCAACAAACAGAGAGTTTTTGAATATCTTCAAAACTCTAAACGAGACTAGATCAACTAAGGGGGTGGCCTATGCTAAGGCAGTAGTTAAGAACTCTGAAGTTATTAAGTCTCATTTAGATCCAATTGAGGAGAAAGCAAAACCCTCAGAAGCATTTATGCTGCTATCACTAGAAGCTCAAAAATATATTCAAGCTGAAGACGGAGAAGGCTTGAAGAAATTTGAAGAAGAACATTCAGAGGTAATTGAAGAGAGAAAAAAACAAATGGAAGAAATAAATTCTATGCTTGATGAGACCTCTACCTTAGAACTTAAAATAATAAACGAAGCAAACCTTCCAGATGACTTATCAGCAGAACAGCTGCAATCACTTATAAAGATTATAAATTAATGAGTTACATTCCGTATACTGCCAGTAAAGATTATTTTGAAGAACCGGGAACAGGGGGGGATTTAGTATTATTATTTGATATGTCTTCAGGGGAACTACAAGTTACTTGTATACAAGAGACAGATATATTACAACTAGGTCTCATACCTCCGTCTTCTAAAATTGGGGTTACTTACGGTAAAACTTTAGACCTTATTAAAGTATTTGCTAGCGCAACTCCATTTTTTACAAGTGACACTACTCTTTTGTTTAACGATTTAAACTCTACATTTTTATCACAACTTCAAGGTGGAGCATTCTCTAATTTAAAATCTCTCGCAACATTAGCAGGTGTGACTTTGACACAAGATATATATGCAGGAAAAATTTTAAGAGTTGACTATTTTCCAGAAAGCAGCGGTCGTTCGGCATCAGCAGTAATAACACTTTTACTTTATATTTAAAATGATAAAATTAAATAGCTTAGATAATAATGGAAATCCTTTGATTTACTATTACAATGTTTCAGGAGCCAGCTGGGATTATGGATCTTTTGCAGCAATAGTAACTAACAATGCTGCCCCTCCTTCAAAAAAATTTCCTCTTGACCCCGATGCTGTTGGAGGACTGTATGATCATGGGTTTGTTTTTACAGAATTTGTTAATGGAGGTTTATCTACCGAGGTTTTAATAGTAGGGGCAGGAGGCACTACATTTTGGCCAGCTTTAGATAATTTTATTACAAGTTTGACAGGGTCCTTATTGGTAGACAGGATTTACATAATGCTAACGGAAATAGAATATACAGGATTTATCTCTGCTAATTTTAAATCCTACTGTCAAATAGGATTTGACGTATACATATCATGAAATTAAAAGAACTAATAGACATACTAAAAGCTAAGCCAGGCTATCTTAAAAGTGGCCCTAATGCAGTGTCTAATACGTTCGATGTAGAAAAAGAAATAGCAATAGAGGCAATCAGGGAGGCCAAAAAACTTTTAAAACAGGCAAGACTTGGCCTCTCTGATAACTCTAACGAAAGTGAAAATGTAATCACTGAGTTTGAGGAGTACCTTATAGAAAATGGAATTAACAGAGACAGTGTGACGTCTGTTAAGTTCTGGCAAACAATGAAAGGGGAGCAACGGTTCTCTGTAGTCACAAAGGATGATAAGATAACCATCGATGAAGTAAAAAAAGAAATTGAGGAGTTTGCATCTATATTCAGTCCAACTGTGTATAAGCAATCTGCCCCATTTCAAAGAACTGATGGAGTGGCATATGAGATCTCTCTTCCAGATATTCACTATGGAAAACTTACTGACCTTTCCTTAGAAGCAGTGGAAAAACAATTCATGGATTGTATTTATGAGTTAGTTGAAAAGGCAAAAGGTTTAAATATTGAGAAGTTTATCCTCCCAATAGGTAATGACGGAATGAACTCTGAGGGAATGAGGCTTACAACAACTAAAGGCACTTTTCAACATGACGCAATTGGTTGGAGAGAAAGCTTTCAGGGGTATTGTCATCTAATGATTAGGGCAATAGATTACCTAAAGACTAAGGCACCAGTACATGTCATAGTTATATCAGGGAATCACGATTTTGAAAGAATGTTTTATGCTGGAGATGTCATCAAAGGATGGTATCGTAACGATAAGAATGTCGTTGTAGATAACAGCATGGAGAGTAGAAAGTATATAGAGTACGGAGTTAACATGTTAATGTATACTCACGGGGATAAGGAAAGACCAAGTGAAATGCCGCTGATTATGGCAACTGAGCAACCAGAGATGTTTGCCAGGTGCCCAATCAGAGAAGTACACTGTGGTCACTTACATAAGGAAATGGTAAATGAGTATCGTGGAATTAAAGTAAGATTTATACCCTCCATTTGTGCTAATGACGACTGGCACAAGACAATGGGATACTCTGCCCTAAGAACTGCTCAGGCATATATCTGGAGCAAGGCTGATGGGTTGGAAGGCTATCTACAAACTATTATAAAATGAGTGAAGATGAATACGACGAAGAATTCGAACAGACAATGGACGAGTTCTTTGAGAAAGTAGCATCAATTGATGCTTGTTACAATAATGGTTATAAGTTAGTTACAGCTAAGAGAACTTTGGCTGAGTTAACTGCTGAAAAGCTTGTGGTTATATTTCCATTTAATCCTAGCAAGCTTGAAGACTTTTTGAATGTTGCAGACCTTATGATAAGTTATTTTGAACAAAACGAAGAATACGAAAAATGTATAGACTTAGTGAGAGCTAAGGAAGAGATGACAAATAAAATAAGTAACTAAAACATTCGTAAATGACCTTAGATGAGATTGCATATAACCTTCTAAATGCCTTTCGTGGAGGTAGATCATCTAACGATGACAATATCTCCTTGTCTCAAATTAAATTTAATATTAAGCACTATCGTGCTGTATTCATTCGTAGAGACTTTGCAAGAAACGGTCTGGTAACTAGGCACTTAGAACAAGATTTAAGATGTGTCGAGCTCGAGAGGGTTGACCTGTCTAAGTGTTGTAACATCCAAATAGACTGTCCTGCCTGGAGAAGTGTTAACCCACTACCAAGAACCGTAAGGTTTAACTTTGAAGAGGCTATTACCTATGTTGGGGATATAACAGGAACTGGTCGTATCCAAATGATTAAGCCTTATGAAGTAGCCTATATCTCAACCGACAAATTTACTGGAAGGAACATAAAGGCTTATATGATAGAAGATTACTTATACATTTTAAATAATAAAGGAGCAGACTACGTTAATGTTAGAGGTATTTTTGAAGATCCAGAAGAGGCTGCTAAGTTTACTGATTGTAACGGGCTTCCTTGTTACACTGATGATACTGCATTTCCTATGCCGATGGACATGGTGCAAGCCATTACCCAGGGAATGATGGCTGGAGAGCTTAGATTACTTGCTGGAACATTCACAGATACCACAGCAGATAGGACTCAGGATATTACTCCTCAAGCTCCACAAACTGCTCAACAAAATTCTAATTACGATAACCAATCTCAGTAAATTTAAATTAACTTTGTAACGATGGCATCACCAGCTTGGCAACGATCAGAAGGTAAGAATCCAAAAGGAGGATTAAATGCAAAAGGAAGAGCATCTTACCGTGCTGCTAACCCTGGATCTAAACTGGGGGCTCCTCAACCTAAGGGGGGAAAGCGACGTAACTCATTCTGTAACAGGATGTGTGGGATGAAGTCAAAGTTAACATCAGGCAAAACTGCAAACGACCCAAATTCAAGAATAAACAAGGCTCTTCGTGTCTGGAGATGTGGGAGCTGTTCAAACTGGTAATTAAATGAAAAACTTAGAATTTGACGATAACATGACTAACCAACTTGAATGGATCGGATTAAACGCTGTATGGGCAGGATGGACCGTAGCAATGATGTCCAATGCTATAACATGGGGATTAGGAATAGTAGGGGGTGTAACCCTGATTTGGTTTAACATAGAACGTGCTCTAACTGCTAGAAAGCAAAGAGCTATGTACGATAAAAAATTACAAGACAATGAAGAAAATGCTTAAAAGAGCCGACGGTTCTACTAGTCAGAGAGGTCTTTGGGATAATATTAGGGCTAAAGCTGCGGCTAATAAAAAAGCTGGGAAGAAAGGCAAAGCTCCTAGTAAAGATATACTAGAGCAAGAGGATAAAATTAATGCTGAGTCTAAAGAAGCTAAAGGTAAAAAATATCAACTTGCTGGATTTTCTGAAGTCCCTTCTATTAAAAGTGTTGTTACCTATGGAATGGATAAAGCGGGTAAACAGCAACAAGAGCTAAATGCTATGAAGGCTGAAGATGATGCTTTAAAAAGAAAAGCTGCAAGCGATACTTCCTCAGGTTTAGAAAAAATATTTACAAAGTCAGAGCCTAGTACGTCTACACAAATAGTAGCTGGGATCCGTAGGAAAACCGGAGGTAAAAAATCTAGTTGGTTAGAGGAATCTAAAGAACTTAAGTTCGGGGGTAAGAAAAAAAGAATGGGTGGTAAAAACTGTTAATACTAAATAAAATGGTACCAATGTATAAAAAGGGTGGTAAGAAACCCAAAAGCTCTTTCATGGAAGGGTCAAAAGAAATTAAATTTGGAAGTGGAGGTCTTTACTCTGCAGCTGAAAAATCTGAGAATGTTGCTAAACTGAAGAAGATGCATGGCATGGAAGGCACTAAGAAGAAAACTGGTGGAGCTGACGAACCCCCATTTAGATTTAGAACTAGAGAAGAACGTCAGACAAACAAGCTAAATAAAACTGACAAAAAGATTAAAGATCTTGAATCTAATTTAGAAGGCATGTCTGAGAAGAGAAATCTTAATATTGAAGGTTCTTCTGAGTCTGAACTTGGAGCAGCTAAACTACAGCAGTTGAAAAACAAAAGAGCTAGAATAGACAAGACTCTAAATAAAACTATACAGAAGAATCCTGAGTCAAAGTTGAGAATGGCTAAGACTGGTGGTAAGTCTATGGAACCAGGTGGTGGTGGAAGATTTGCTGCTTTAGTTAACAAACTTAAAGGTAAGGGTAAATCAGAAGGTTCTGCTAAAGCTATTGCTGCTTCTATTGGAAGAAAGAAATATGGTAAGTCTAAGTTTCAAGAAATGGCTGCTAAAGGCAAGAAAGGTCTTGGTGGTATGTCTGACTCTACTAGTGCTAACGAAGCTGGCATGGATATGATGGAGGACATGGAAGCTATGGGCCCAGGTGACGGCAGAAAACATGCTGCTAAAATTCGTAAAAGACAAAGAAGACGTACAAAAAATGCTGTAAAAGGCATTGGCAAGTGCAACAGAGGAGAAGTATGCTTTGATTAATAATTATGCAAACCAAATCACATACAATAAGAGCTATATTTAAAGACTACGACGAAAACACTGAAGACAAAATAAGCTACCGAGTATTTGCTGACATATGTTCTGAGTTCAACATTGCAATATTTGAAGAGTTATTAAACGGATATGAATTTAATCTGCAGAACAACTTAGGAACAGTATCAGTTAGAAGAGTAGAAAGAGATCCAAGAAAACCGCAAATTGACTGGGGAGAAACTACTAAGTACAAGAAAGAGCTGCTTGACAAAGGTGTTGAGCTTTATGATAGCCGAACAGGGGAAGGGGAAAAGTGGCACATTTACTATACAGATAAGTTCTATTGTAAATTCCACTGGACCAAGAGCCGTGCTAAGATTAAAAATAAAACCGCATATAGGTTTGACGCTACTAGAGGTGTAAAGGGCAATAAGGAAAAGCTTACTGCCCTTTTAAACACTGATGAGTTGGCTTACTTACGGTTTAAGAAATACGTACCTGGGTTTCATAAACATTAAAAGATGCTGTACAAATTAATATCAAGTAAGGTCATTATCAGAAAAGTTATGAGGGATCTAAAACCTCCCGGAGATAACTGGATTGATGATGCAGTAGAGTGGATGGGGGAAGCACTTGAGCACATTGGCTCTGCTCCTCAACTCAGCCAGAAAGGCTGTGTTCTTACTGTCAAGAACTTTAGAGCCCTGCTTCCTAACGATCTTTACTATGTACAGCAAGTAGCAGTAAACAATTCTGTTAACCCATCAATTGCAGTAGAATTAGATGAGCTGCTAGAAGAAGTTAAAACTTTAAATGCACAAATAGTTTCTAACCCTAATGATAGTATTGCATTTAACAATCAGCTTAGGGAATTGAATTCTAGAATAGTGGTTCTTGAGAACCTGTACCTAAATACAGGTCAACCGCTAACTCCATTACAATACGGAACTACTACATTCCCTAATAGTTTAGACTGTGAGGACTGTCAAAATCTGTATGGTGTGGTTAAGCCTAATTATATTATAGATGGAGATTATATCAAGACTTCTTTTCAAGATGGGGCTGTGTGCTTAAGTTATACAGCCTTCCCAATTGATGATGACTGTTATCCAATGGTTCCAGATGATGTAAGTTTTAAAGAAGCTTTATTCTGGTATGTGTATAAGCAAATGTTGCTTGGAGGATATACCCCATCTATGAATGGTATTGGGTATGACTTTGCAGACAGCAAATGGAAATTCTATTGTTCACAAGCTAGAAACCAATCTAACTTCCCAAGTATTGACAAGTACGAATCATTCATGAACCAGTGGGTACGTCTTGTTCCTAACTTGAACAGACATGCTAACTTCTTTGAGAACCTTGGTACTAGAGAGACACTTGACAGAGGCAGATACACTAACTACGGAATTCTATAAATATGGCAAATGATTTAAAGTTCTTAAAAGGGATGGTCAAAGATACTGGTCAGATGGATCAGATCGATGGCACATATAGGGATGCCCTTAACCTTATTGTAGATGACCTAAGAGGTAACGTAGCAAATGAGTATGGTACCGTAAACATAGGAAATCTAAATATATCTGGAATTGCTCTTCCAGGTGGGGGAACCGAAACTGTAGCTATGGATCCAATAGGTCAGGTAGCCCTTCTTGATGACAACTTTATTATATTTTCAGCAGGCTCTTTTAACGCTACAGTAGGTGTAATTTTAGTGTCAGCCATACATAAAATAAATGTAGCAAATAATACATCTCAAGTTTTATATTATACATTAGACAGAGATCTTACAACGGGGCAAGTCAACCCCTTAGGGCATCTAAACTTTGATACAAGACATCCTATAACTGCAGAGCTAAGACTTTCTCCTTCTCAAGAACAGATTGTATACTTTACAGATAATAAGCACACTTTCATACATGATCCTGCTACAGACATAGAATATGTATCTGAGTACAATCCTCCTCGAGTATTTAATGTAACAAAACAAGAAGAGTCTCTAATATCTTCATCTGATACTACCAATCTTTACGGAAACTTTAGTAGGACAGATTTTTTAAATCTGTTCATGGATGCAGGAAGGATACCAGAATTTGGGGACATTTCAATACTTAAAGGTGGTGGGGTTGTTACTGGAGCTTACTACTTAGGGGTTGCATATGCTGATGATGATAAGACAGAGACAAATGTTTTAACAGTATCTAATCCTGTATACATTGTTCCCTCAAATGACGATACAATTCCTAGGGAGACTATAAGTGGAGCTCCAAACAATACTCAAACCAGCAAGTCTGTTTTATGGAGGCTTACAAATGTTAATACTGAATACAAGTATATAATCCCATATGTAATTCAGTATAGTGGAAAGGCTAGGTTTGTATACAAACTTGAAGCAGTCAATATTAGAAATACTAATGCTAATATTGTGTACAGTGGATTGGAGAAAGTAGCATCTTCAGCAATAGAAGAAGCTGTCATAGATAAGGTTAGATACCTAAGTGCTAAGTCTATAACACAGCTGGATAATAAAATGTATGCTGCAAATCTTAGAAGTAGACCAGACTTGGGATACCAAAGATTTGCTAACAGCATAGTAGTGGAGCCAGTGGTTGAGGAAATAGATCCTTTTGACCCTAGAAGATATGATGTATACATACTTAATGAGGGTTATGCTCAACTAGTATACCCTGATCCCCCTACCGGAAACTTCCCTGTTCATAGTGGAGGTGCTAACAATTATCCTATAGGAACATTTGGTACAATACCTTATATACATCTTGAAGGTGTAGATGGTATAACAGACTCATATGTTACAAATGTCATAGCCCCAATACAAAATGGAACCTCTGCAGGATATAGAGACCCTAATCTTTTATTCTCTAGAAAAAGTTACAGAAGGGGAGAGGTTTATGCATTTTATATCTCCTTTGTATTAAAAGATGGGAGTGAAAGTTTTGCCTATCATATTCCAGGTAGAAGAATTTTAGATAGATTTGAAACAGATTGGACATTCTTCCCTAACCTAGGAGCAAATAACTATGCCATAAACAATGGGGAGATTTTAGCATACGATTCAAATTCTTTACCATATCAGTATTACGATACTAGTTACATGGAGAATATCCCATTATCTTCAAACATGGGGTATTGGGAGAATCAGAATGAATTTTATCCACAGGGTACAGACTTTGAAACTTGGACGGTAGGATCTAACGGGCAGGGTGTTTTTGTAAGTGATGCTTCAAATGCTCAAAACATAAGGCATCATAAAATGCCTTCTAATCATAACAATAGATATAGCCACGTAGTACGAGATACCTATTTTGGGGATCCTGATATATCGGAACCAGACTCAATATATATAACACAGGCAGGTGCTAGAGTATTTAGAGATAGAGTAAGAATCCTAGGGATACAGTTAAGAAACTTGAAAATCCCTAAATTTATTCTGAATCAAGTTCAAGGGTATAAGGTCTATTATGCTAAAAGAACTCAGGGTAATAAAACTATTATTGGGCAAAGTGGGGCACATCCTGCTACATCTTACCTTGCAGCAAATATAATTAACACAAATAGAAATGCAGGTATAGGTCCATTTTTCAATATATGGTCTTTAGACGGGCATTTAAAATATGGGGGACTTGCAGTGTCAGATGCACTTTGGGTACCGCCTCCATCTGTAGTGGACTTTACAAACTTTACAGGATCTGGGGCAACTAACTATATAGGAAATCCTGTACTAAAGTTTCATGACTTTAACTTACTAAGAAAGAAGCATACACTTGCTACAGCAACACACGTTGATGTTCAATATATAGTGTTGATGGAAAATTGGAGAGGAGGATACAAAGGAACTCTTTCAAGTCAAATACCAGACGCAACTGGTCTTAATATTATAAACAGATACTATAGAGCTTTTAGATCTGGAGTTGGAGATGATACTTATTCATGGGTGCATCCTGATCTTGGGAACATGATTAACTTTGATGCCAGTAACGAGAATGATCTATACTGGGATTTGGCTGGACCAAGATTGCTGTGGGGAAATGTTTATGTAGCTTCAAGATACTCTACTCCAGGGGCTTCTTCAGATTCTACAGGAAATCTAATCGATATAGGTACATTATGGGTTGATAATATGAATCAATTCAGATATCTTGGGGGTATAAACGGTGTCCCTAATCTGTGTACTAATCAAAGAGCAATTTTAAGTAATACTCAAACCATCTTTATGTTAGAGCCAGATGGGGCTACATATATAAATGGATTAAGTGTACTTAAATCTACTTCTGCCAATAGCTTTAAAAGCTCTACTTATATAAACAATTCATTTGGGGAAAGTGGGATTGTATTAGGCCTAGCATCAGGACTACCTATGCTTGGTGGATATAGAAGTAATCAATGGAGTTATGTAGGACTAGGGAACTTAATGTGGTCTCTCCCTATTTAT